ATTGATGTGCCTTTGCCAGCTGTAAGCGTTGTTACGCTGCCAGTTGCCGAAGCAAGGTTGACCGTTGTATTCGCTCCGCTTAAATATGTAAAAAGCTGATTGTCAAACTGTTTAAAAGAAAATGTCGTATCAGCTTTCGCATACTTAGGTTCAGCGTCCAAAACAAACTTGTTCGCCCCGCCGATAAAGTCCTCAAGGTCAAACGAAAAAGGAATTGTGAACTCTCCGGCTACTTTTGAATAAAACAGCGGCATTTTTGAAACGTAATCCAGCCCTGTTATATTCCATAAGCCGTAAAGCCCAACAGGTTGAGTTAAAGCCATAATTTTTCTCCTTTCTTAAGGAATTAGTGTTTCTATTTTCACGCCTATTTCCCGCCAGCTCCGGTTATCCTCAACCGTTGCGTATTCTTCCGGCTGTATGTGATGTATCCTGTGCATCCACGGGGAAACCCACCTTGACAGCCTGAAAGTGTCACGCAACGCCCTCAGGTAACGTAAAGCCCGGATGTCATCAAAACCATCCATAAGCATTGAAAATCTTAAACGAACCGTAACTGTTATTGATTGAGCGTCCAGCTCATCAACTTCTATAGCATTATCTTCCAGCAATAAAAATATAACAGGGTCAACCGCTATAACTTTCTGCGGCATTACAAGCATCATGACCGTATCATTGTTTGTAAAATTCGGCGTTGCCAGCGGTATAGGGCTCATGCCGTAATCGTTCTGGTCAGAGAGCGCCTTGTCCGCTATTATTTTGGTTATATACCCGTTAAAATCCGTAATGATTTTTGATTTTATTTCCATAATAACTTTTTCAACGTCAATAGTTTGCATTATTTTGCGCTCCTTTGCAGCCTTTTGCGCACGCCGGTTTCAATCACCCGCAAATAATTAGCCTGCCTTTTTTTGACTATATTTACCTGACCGTGCTTTCCGCTTTCTTCATTGATAATCGGCGGGCGTGCTGGCATTTTTTCAGTTCCGAGCTGATGATAAATTGCATACGGCACGCTTGTTCCGACTACCATTTTATTCGCTTCAATCGCCCTTACCGATCCCGGAGCGTCGGGGTTCAATATACTCGCAGCCAGCTTTCCACTAAACTTTAACAACGGGTAAAAATTGCCGGTCTTTCTTTTTTTATAAAGCATATATTTTGACGGCATTTTCCCGTCCTTGTCGGCTTTATAATCTTCATACTGTCCGGGTCCTTTAAGGTTAAAAAGCTGGATGTTATCTTTATACCACATATTCGCTATGACTAAAAACTCAGGGCGCAAATCTCCGACGGCGTTTAACGCCGCTTTTATTTTGCGTTCAAAGGTTGCGCTATTAAGTAATTTAATCGTAACGCCGTCAGCCATTTACCACCTCGGAAAGTAAGGATACTGTGTTGGATTAAAAGGCAATACATTTGGTCCACCCTGAGGCGGGTAAACAAGAAAATCATTTTCAAGACCTACGCCGGTTGAGTGCTGTATCATATTTCCATTCCTTGTTACGTCCGACAAAATAAGCTCATCATTAAGGATTTTATTATAAATGTCGTTGCCCTCTGTCCAAAAGTTTGCCGCCTTTGCAGCGTCATCAGGGCTTAGTTCCTTTACGCTGGAACTTTTGTATATCTGGTAAATGTCGTTTGCCGTAAAAGCCACGCACATTTTTTGTATAACCGGAAATGAGTAAGGGCTTGTGGCTGCCGTTATTGGAAGCACATACCCTTTATGAAGCAGCATTAAATTTACCTTTGCCTCGGTTTGGTTTATGTATACCTGAGCCTGCGAAGCCGTTACCAGCAAGCTGGAGTTTCCAGAGGCTATTGTGTATGGGAAAGTTATATTTTTATACTTGCCAGCCACGTCCGCAAGCTGATGATACACGGACGGTAGTATATACGTGTAACCGGCGCTGTATGTGACCGTTGTAGTGTCCGTATTTGTCAGCACAACGTCCGCAGCGCCGACATTACCGGCGGGGGTAACACATATCACCTGTGAAGCCGAAACCCAGTTTATATTCGTTGCTGGAAGCCCCCAAACGGTTATTGTAGGGTTCACAAGAAAATTTGTGCCGTTTATTGTTATGTATGTGCCACCGAGGTTACTTCCAAAATTCGGGGTTACGCTGGTTATTGTAGGCTGTGCCATTGTTTAACTCCTTATGATTGCTACCCCGCTTTTAAAGGCGGGGCGTTGTTTATCTTTTTATCTCAGGAGCTTCGTCCTGGGCTTTTTTTTCTGCTTTGCTGACGAGCTTGTCGTAATCCTCTTTGAGCATTACAAGGTTGCGGTCAATCCAGCTTTTTAAAACATTCGGAAGAACGTTGTGCGGAACAGCTTCGCCGGTAAAATAAACTTCGCCAGCCCTTGTCGCAACGTAAGCGTCATCCTCAAGTTCGGATACGCAAACACTGTGCGAAACGTGCATATTCACTTTCGTGACTATGGCTGTTTTGCCGTCCGTTGCAGTTCCTTTACCGCCGAAAACATATTTCACGTTATTGTCTTTCACAGCTTTTATTGCGGCTGCGACTTTTTCCTGTAACTCTTTTTCAGGAAGAGCGATAGCGCCCTTTATCCCTAACTGCTTTGCTACCTCGTGAAGTGTCATTTTGTTTCTCCTTTTTTTTATAAGGCGGGGTTACGCAGGAATAACCCCGCCCTATTTATTTACTTACCTGCTTGCTGTTGAGCTTGTTGCAGTTGTTATCAGGCATCCGGCGTTCACGTTGGTAACGTGCATGTCGTATGCTTTCATCCTTGCGAAATACCGCCCCATTGACGGAAGTAAGTTAAAGGGATTGTATTCCCAGAACGCTTCCGCAGGCGGGAGGTCAGCGCCATTCGGTATGAACTCATAGCCGAGCGACTGTGTTGCCATTCCCGGGTTCGGAGCGTTGTCAATCCGGCAGAATAGGATTGAATTACCCCAGAGCAGTGAGTATATCGGAGTTGACGACGGACCCTGCTCCGAGCTGTCATACCTTGCCGCTGCAATAAGAAGCCTTTCAACTCCCATTATTGAGGCAAGTTTTTCCTTGCTGACGATTTTTTCTGCGCCTGTCGCAACCTGAAAGGTTGTTTTCAAAATCGCAGGGTGCTGCGAAAGGTAGTTATACGTCTGCCAGTTCATAACAGCCGTATTCGCTTCCAGTCCGCAACCGTAGGTAGAACCTACGCCGCCGACTACGACCGAGCGGGCTTTAATAAAGTCAGCTATCGGGTCGGAAGTCGGGTCATCATACGGAAGTGGCGCCGCAAAATTCTGCGTCATGATTGAAGAATTGAACACAGCGTTTGCGAGAGCGTATTCTTTCTGAACCTCAACGTAGTCAGCGAGCTGATAGCTCACAATTGACTTTGCCTGCGCTGCTCCACCGAGCTGCACAAGGTCGTGCGGCTCAAGAAACGCCTGAACGCCCCTTGACTTGATTGTGTAATAATCTGTTGCTGTGAAATTCAACTGGATTGTAGGGAAACCAGTCGGCGAGATTTCCAGCTGCGAGTTGAGAGCCAGCGGAGCATACGTTTTCGGTATCCTCGCTGTTATCACATCGCAGGGAATTTTCTTGAAAAATTCGTCAGCGATAAAACCCTCAGGGCGGTAGCCCTGTAGGATTTTGTTTGTGTAAGCGTCAAGAATTGCTATGCTGTTAACTGATGTAACTGACTGAAATGCCATGTTTTAGCCTCCTTTACATAGACTGCGTATATGTGGTTACTATTCCATACACATACGAGCCTACGCTTCCAGTGTCAACTACGCTTGTATAAGCCATGAAAACTACTATGTCTTTGTTTGCTGTGACCGGCGTTACCTGTCCGTTTGCAGCCAGCTTGCACGCTATCGGCGAGCCCGCAACCGTAATTGCAGCAGCAGCCTGAGCTATGCAGTCAGAACCCAGAACAGCTATGTTGACCGGCTGTCCAGCCTGAACCGCTGAAGTTGTAAATCCGATAGGCAGAACGCCAGCCCCGCCCGCAACGACCTGTCCGGCGTTGCCTGTGTCAAGAATAACACCTATGCCAGCTCCGAGCGCAGCTGTCGCGATAAGCGTTATTGTGGCTTTGGGTCCTCCCAAAAGAAACGGTGCGAAATTTGTTGCAGCCATGATTATTTAGCCTCCTTAGTTTTTTCACGGGCTTTCACAACTTTATCGTTATGCAGCCTTTTCGCCTCTGCCGCAGCCTCCGCAAACTTCTTCGGGGCGTCCGGCTTCTCCATGTGTTTCTGTGTCTTTTTTACTTTCTCGTCAGCATCAAGCTCATCCCAGAGCCTTTCTGACTTTTTGTTGCCAGCGCCTTTTTCGCCGTCGTCGCCGTCCTCTTCATCCTCGTCCTCCGGTTCTTCATGTCCTTCCTCTTTGAGCTTTACCGGAAGCATTTCAGCAAGGGCGATAACGTCGTCGTATTTCTTTTCGCTGAGCAGCTTAACAATAGGGTGCTTCTCATCCTTGAGTTCCGCTACTGTCATTTTCTTTTCCAGCGCCTTGTCGGCAGCCTTTTTCTTCTCGGACAGCGCAATAGCCTCCGCAGCGTCCAGCTTCGTTTTTGTTTCCGAGAGCTGCGTGCTGAGGATTTCTTTTTCTGTCTTTAAAGTTTCAGCCAGCTTTAGGGCTTTATCGCTGCCCTCAGCAAGCTGTTTTACAAAATCTATAACTTTTTCCGCAATGTATTCGTCCGTTGCGTCCTCACTGAGCTTAACCGAAAAGCCAGCGAGCAGTGACCTGAGTTTCTCATTTACCATTTTGCTTACTCCTTTCATAGAGTTTTTTTTGTTTTCCTCAGAAGCGTTTTTGACCGCCTCGTCCGTTAAAGCCACTGGCGGGAGTCCGTGGATATACGGGCGATTTGTCAATCCTCCTCCGAGCAAAACGTTGTCGTAAACCTTACCTGTTTCCCTGTCCTTATACCTGAGTTTGTATTCAATGGAAAAAAACTTTTTTGCGCCGGTTCTTATCGCCTCTTGTGCGGTCGGCGTCCACTCCTTTGGCTTCATCCAAAGGGTGCAAATTCTTTTCCCGTCCTCATTCAAAATTCTTTTCTCAACGTCCTCAATCCAGCCCGCTGCGTCAAGACCGTATTTTGGATCTTCTTTATGCTCATAATCAGCGTCCAGTATCGGGCGTCCGGTTTCGTCAGAACACCTTACCACATTATTTTTAAAGTTCCTAACAAAATCATCAAACATTTTTTCAGTGAGTATTATTCCGTTCTCGTCTTTTTCATACTCACGGCTGCACATAAACCACTTCGGTTCTTCTGACAAGCGGGTTGAACCGGTTATAAAATGGCTTTCTGAAAGTTTCAAACCGTCATCACAAAGCCCGCTTTCGCTTAAATGAAACTCAGGGTGCTTTTTAATCCACTCTTTAGCCTCAGCTTCGGTATAATGCTTTTTATCAAACATAACAACCTGAACGGTTGACTTGTTGCCTTTCCAACCGAGCCGTGCCTTAATACCTTTGCCGAACTCCTGAGTCGTATAACGCTCAAACTGCTCAGGACTTGCCTGCCTTATGTGAATAAAATCAGCGTTCTCATTTTTAGCTTCTGTTCCCGGCATATCACTTCACCTCACTTAATTTTTTAAACTTCTCGTTTTTATCTGAAACACTTTCATCCAGCCCATCCCATTTTTTCGGCGCTTCTTCATCCATTAAAATCGGAACAAGTATGCAGTTACAGTTCGGATGTAAAGGCGGTTCATACTCAGTGCTGTCAGGGTCATCAATCTTAAATGTTTTACCGTCAAGTTCAGCACACAGCGGGCAGGCGGTCTCCAAAATTGCGGAGAACTGGAAGCCTTGAATTTCGTCTTTTGCCTCGTGGAAGGCATTGAACCGCCCGTCATTCAATGCCTTAACGCTGATATACTGCGCGCCTATGTTTGTATCCTTTGAAAGAAAATATTCTGCGTCCTCAAGTGCGTTAAAAACAATCTGCGCTGCCGTTTTGCCGTTGTCTATGTCTTTCACCGCTGACAGTTTGAGCTTCTTATGAACGTCATTAAACAGCGTGTCAGTTAATATGTCAGAGTTTGCAACACACCATCCGTAAGCGCCGGTCGGCAAGTCGTCAAAATCGCCTGCCAGCTTTTTAGTCTTTACTTCTTTTTTGGCAGCTATATAACCCCTGCTCACCTGTTCAAGAAGAAGCGTCTTAATAATGCTTTTTACTTTTTCCTTTTTCTCCAGCGCTGTATTGATGACAGCGTTGTATTTCTGCGCTTCTGTTTTTGCGTCCTCAAGGGCTTGTTTTAATTCCTTTGAATAGCGGGGTAATATATAATTCTTAAATGAGTTTCTTATTTCGTTTGTGTATTTGTCCGTAAAATCGTTTATATGTGAAGCCAGTTCCGTAAGCTGCAATTTTTCTTCGTATGGAGTAAGCGCCCTGCGTTCCTTTGCAGCAGCAGCGGACAAGCGCACGGGGGCGTCGTGACCGCAGCCACAACTGTGCCCCTCGTTTAATTGCTGCGCTTTATTGTTTGCCGGTTGCGGAGCAGCGAACTTCTTTCCCGCTGGTTGCTGAGGCGCCGGTTCTTGCGGGATTGGATTGCCGTCTTTATCAACCTTAGCGGGCGTTTTCTTATCCCCAGCTTCTTCAATCTCATCGCCTCCGGGAATTTCATATTTTTTATGTAGGTAGGCTTTATATATCGGGTCATTAACAAGCTCCGGCAATATTTGCGCTATCACTTGGTCTTTCTGCGCTTCTTCAAAATTCGCTTTGTTGTCAATCCCGGTAAATGTCAGTTTTGCCGGAACTGCGTCTTTACCCCAGTTGTAAAGGTAAAAAGCGTCAATAAGTTTTTGCAGCGTTGCGCATATATAAGCTGCCTGAACTTTTACGGATATGTTTGCTTCTTCCTGTTTGCCCTGATGAAGCCCCTGAGCGCCACGTGTTGACTGACCGAGCTGTGACTGGTCATTACCGCCCGCCTGTGATATTTCCATATTTTCAAACTTGAGCATGGCTTCTACTTCCTGAGCTTTAAAGTCCATTGGCTTGTGTTCCAGCTTCCAGCCTACAGGGTGCGTAATCCAGTTTGTAAAACCTTTCCAGAAGTTTGAGAGCGCCGTTGTCATGGCGGAATATTCGTTTGAGTTGATTGCCTTTGAGGGAACTTCCACAGTTGTTATTCCCTTTGCATTTACTTTTAAGCCCTGCAAAGTTGTGCGGAGGTATTGTTCTTTGCGGTCAACCGGTCCATACATAGGACGTAAAGGTGAGCGCCCCCAGAAATTATTGCCCTCACGGTTGTATATGAATATTAAAAGTTCATCGCCGGGAATATCAACGTAACGCTGGTCATCACCGTAGGATATTTGCCTTATACTCCATATTTTGTCATTGACTATAAAAAACTGCCATAACGTTCTTGCCGATTTCAACCCCAGCTTGCGAACCGTCCATAGCTTGCCAACTTTCGGGTAATCAATTATTTTCCATACCGGCTCAAATACAGCGTGCCCACGGAAGTAAGTGAGTATGTCGTTAAGATTATCAAGCCATATTTTTTCCTGTTTGTTAAAAAAACAATCAGAGGCGATTTCAGCGTGCTTTGCCTGCTCATGGTCTTTATCATCAACCGGCTCAAGAAAGAAGTCCGCTTCTTTTATTTTATCCCTTTGCCGCTGAACAGTGCTATAAACCTGAGCGTCCATTCTTTCCATGTTGTCAAAGGCGATATACCCCTGCCGGTTAGAAAGGAACGGGTTCGGTTCTTCACCGTCAAACCCTGCAAAAACCTGCTGACCGGTAACACCGTAACTGTCCTGATGAGGCTGGTTTTCTTTCGGCTGTTGCCCGTCAGGTGTATTAAGCGCCGGCGCGCTTACGGTCGTTTGTTCCGGACTGCCGAACGGGCGCTGTAATGAAACCTTATAGCCGTCATTGGCGTTGTGCTTATTATCTTCATCAGCCTGCGATTTGAAAAAATCAAACATACCTTTTTTAGCCATCAGTTTTCACCTACCATTTATTTTCGGAGCCGTTGTCGTCATAACCGCCCCCAAACCCACCGGTAAAATCGCTTCCGGGGTTTTGCAGCCCTGCTGCCTTTAACATAGCGGAAACGCCGTTATCTTTTTCCGGAACTGTTCCCTCCAGCCCTTGCCATGAACCGATTGCGTTTTCAATCATGTCACCGTATATAGCCATTATTGCGGCGTCAAAATCATCCGGAGAAGAACCGGCACGCTGCTTATAATCTTTTTTGCTTTCAAGCATATTGCGCTTCTTACCGTCTTGCATTGTTTTCCGGCTGGTAATCTGGTTCTTAAGGTCGTCGTTCTGTTCCAGCAACAAACCTTGCGGAGATTTCATGTGGTTGGCAAAGTTAAAAGCCATTTCGGCGATTATGTCATGGTAATTTTCTTCATCCATAGCGTTGCTTCCAAAGTTTAAAAGCCTAAGAGTAACAAAAACCGGATTGAGCGCATACGTCATCAGGCTGTCATAAATGGTTTTACCGAACCCGCCCGTGCCGTCTATTGTAAAATCTATTTCCCTGCCGGGAAAGGCTTTAAACAAATTGTCGTAAATCCACTTTGCAATATAAGGTCCGTCCTCTTTTAAGTGCGTGCCTCTAAAATCTATGTCGGATTGTTCCCATGTTTTGTTGAACGTGTAATGAAACAGCTCACGGTTGCCCTCAAAGACGTAAAGAACATTTTTATCAATACCCTCGCCTGAGCAGTCAATTCCAGCGTATATCTTTTTTATGCCGTTCCATTTACAGTAACCGCTGTCCTCGCTTGTCCACTGCTTAATGCCGTGCTCGTCTATATAACTTCCCAGCATACATTCATTTACCCGCTTAAAAGGAACGAGAGTGTCTATGGTTGTTTGTGTCCATTCACCGATATAAGAAAAGAACAGCCCGCTCTCGCCATACTTCATGTATTTTTCAATAACCCAGCCCGGACTCAATAACATGGGATAAGGTTTTTTATAATGTTTATCAGCAAGCCATTCTCTGCGGACTTCTGGTTTCATTGACCGCAGCCTGTCAGCTTCCTTACGCAGCGCTTCCAGCGATGTTAAACCGTTGGCTATCATATTCGGGGCGTCGTAGGCTTTAAACTGAAGAACGTTATAGCCCTCGCCTTTTTCAGTTGTGCAATACTGTCCGAACCACTGTGAAACTGTTAAAGGGTTTCCAATAGCGATTATATAAACCATTTTACCAGAAGCAGCTGAGCGTTCAATCTGTTCTATGATTTGTTTATCAGTGCCGCCCGCTTCATCAATGACAAATAAAACAGCCCTTGCGTGCTTACCCTGAGCGCCCTGTGGGGTTTCAGCGCCCTTTGCAGCCAGTCGGGGCGCTCTGCCTGACATAAAAGCGTCCGGACCAAAATCGTATCTTGTGGTTGTTATTTTACCTCCGACAGCAATATGCCCGTCCAGTTTTTCACGCATGGAGCGCATCTCTGCCCAGATAATATCTTTAACCTGAGAGAACGTAGGGGCGTATGTTTCACCGATAAAATCATCACAGTATAAGTTTGCCAGCGTTATAGAAACGATTGCACATATAAAAGATTTTCCGAAAGAGAAGTGCGTAGGGATTAAAACCTTTTTGTATTTGAATATTGTTTCCAGCGCTTTACGCTGGCGCGGTTCAAGGGTTATACCGAGCGTTGAAAGAATTACATCATCAACATACTGCATGGGGTTCTTACGCCAGTGTTGAAAGGCTTTTGCCATTACCTCAGGACTTACGGCGCTGGCGTTTGTTTTGCTCACTTGCCGTCCTCCAGGTCAGTTGCTTTGCGAGCCGCAAGGGCAATCGCTTCTGTTCCCAGTATCTTAACGCTGTCAACTATTTCCCCGCCTCCCAGCTGCACAAGGCGCTCGCTTGCCTTTACATCCGGCGGGATTTCATCCAGCAAGGTATGAGCCTTGCCAGCTGCATCCACCGTTCTTTTGCGGAGAAACATACCCTCAGCCCGTTTCAATAAGCCGGTCATTCCAACTGACAGTAATAAATGTTTATGTTTCTTTTTCTCCTTGTCCACTTCATCATAGAACCCGTCTATATTGGCATAATTATGCAGGGCATTAACGGACTTATCAGAAAGACCGTGTTTAACGCAGAACTGAGCTTCATTCTGACAATCTTCGGGAAAAA